TGCCGTTCCAATTCGAGTTGGTCACATGCGTCCAGGGAGAATTGTTCGTGACGTACACATACGCATAGATGGTGTTGTTGGTTGTCGTAATAGCACCACTCGCGGGGATCGTGCTTGGGGCACTTGCCACCGTGCCGAGTCTGAATTGCGTAGAGTAGGTATCCTCCATTCCCATTCCGAATGTGAACACATTCGGATAAACCGACCCCGTGGCAAGTGGATAGCGGGCCAGGGGCACATACTTGTAACTCCCGGAAGTGCCGACACGAAGGAAAGGAACGGCCCGGTATCTTCCGTGTGTAATAGCCCCGACCGTGCCATTCATGTTCAGACAATGATTGGCATATAGGTTGAATCCGGCATAAGGATAATCCGGGTCTGATTGGTTAACATAAGTCGAGGAGGTCGATATGGTATCCAGACACATATATGCGTTGGCAAAAGAATATGTCCCCCCGCTTTCCGTAAACAATGCGAGCCCAAACCGGGATGCATCATTGACGGGCATCAACGCACTGCCCGTGGTCGTTTCATAGAGTTCATCCGCGCTGATGCATGACCCGAGTTGGGCGGCGGTGTGATTGAGGGCATTCCCGATTCCGATACTTGAGTCTATATCTTTGTCCCCCAACTCAACAGCCTCACGGAACCACGCGTAAAACGGGATACGGGCATATTGGTCTGCCCCTTCGTTGAGGGCGTTGATAGTCCACCCCTCCGGGCGGACAACGCAAGTCATCGGGATGGGGGCCTCTTTATAATAGCCGAAAGTGGCCGTCCCCTCGGATGTGAAATCAAACATCCGATACATGGGGGTTCTTGCCGGGTACGACCAGTTTGCCGCAGGAGTCCCGTCGGAGTTGAGCAAAAGGCTCGGGGAAGAAACGGACGGAATGGTCAGGCCGTAGTTCATAGAAAGCCGTTGCGCGTCAAGCACCTCGCCGTAGGCGGCGTGATTCACCGGCTTGAACTTGGCGAACGGGTTGATGTTGTCGCTTGTGCAGAGGGTGCCGACATCCAGGCTCCCCGTGTTCGTCGCATGGTCGATGTCCGCCGTGTTCAACGGCCTCGTTATGATTTTGGATGTGCTATCGTAAGGCATATTCTTCCCTTTTATGATGTTGTTGATACTCCTCCCGCGGAAACGAATCCATCGGCCACAAAGTCGCCCGTGAGATGCCAACAACTATTTGTTGAATCCCAGTACATGTACGGGGTGCCCGCACCGAGGTATATCTTGTTCACATGGATCTCGTCCCACCGCATTGAGGCTGTCCCTAAATCATAAGAGCCATTCGCACCCGGGGTGATATTCCCGATGCCCGTCAGCGACTGGACGGCAGAGGATGATTGCACCTCCGTTGTACCGATGTATGCCCCCGACATACCCCATCCGCTTGAAGTCTTCCGAAGGTATCCCGTTCCGGAAAGGGCGGCAATCGCCGTAAGGTCGGAGTCAAGGGGTTGATACGAACCGAGGTCGGCAAGTGTGGCATAACCAGATGTCAGAGAGGTAAGGGGAGTGTTCGTCCAGGTCGTGCCATTATAGTACAGGACATCACCACCCGCCTCACCGCTGACCGTCACATCGGTAAGGTCGTCCAGTTCGGTCGCACCACCACCACCACCACCACCGGACGTGCCGGAAATACCTCCGGCGGAAATCCACCCCTCGGCCCATAATCCCGTATAGTCGTCTTTCAGTTTGACCGAATGCCCGTCCGTGGCAAGTTCAAAGAAATCACCCGTCTTGAGTGTCCATGTCCCGTTGGACGACCGATAAGGATACCCGGAACCACTCAAGGCCGCAATCGCCGTAAGGTCGGAGTCAAGCGGTTGATAATATCCGGAAAGGATGTCATCGGTCAAATCGGACAACTTGGTCGGGATGGCAGACGAAAGGGCGTAGTTCTGCAAGGTGGAATACAAGAGTGAGCCAGGAACAAGCCCCGATGTTGATTCCGTGATGGATGAGGCGACACTCCGAGTGGCCGCGCCACCAAGACCCAAATACGAACGGGTAATGTTGACGGTGGTGTCTTCATTTGTCGGATTATACACACCCCTGGTCGTTCCCTGTACCTGAATCGTCAGTTCATACGGGGTCAGATTTGTCCATTTCGCACCGTTGAAATAGAAAAGATCACCACCTGAAGGAGATGTGGACGGCAACACCTCGGTGAGAGAGTAAAGGCTCGTCACACCCGAACCGCCGCCCCCTGCGCCGTTCGTCCACGCACCCTGCCCGTCATTCAGAGATGCGTCCCAAACCAGAGCCTGGCCGTCCGACAGAGTCCCGAGGGACACATCCGTCAGTTGGCTCAATGCCGTGGCACCAGCCCCACCGGAGGTGGTGGACAATCCACCGGCGGAGATGAATCCACCGGCGGCGGCACCAATGTACCGATCCTTTAGCGATGCATATTCTTCGCCATCGTCCGTTTTACGAATCTCCCAGATGGAGTCTTCGACGCCGGAAGATGAAGAAGATGCAGTTGGCGAAGTCACGTCCTGAACCTTCGATGAAGACTTGGAAGAGGAGCCGGCACTAATCGTCTCCGACCAGCCAACGGCTTTCTTCTTCCGCAGTTTGACCGTGTAGACCGGGATATTGGATGCACGCTCATCTATTTCAAGGCTGTCTATGATTGCATAGTCCTCCTCATCCTGGATAATATGCTCTTTGTAATTGGTGTAATCATGGACAGGGTTGTAATCCGGGTCTTCAATCGGAACGTAATCAGTCACAAGGTGCATGTACATTCCTTCCCGTAGGATGCGTGGCTCGTTATTATTGTACACCCAGCCGGAATTAACTTCCGGCTCATAGAACATTTCCTCATGGTCTATGGATGCAAGCAATTTCTCGCCCTCCTCCTGCAAACGATGCTCCGCCATCGTGATATACAACTCTGGCATTGCGATGTCCAGCAGGACATAACGATCTCCAGCGGCAATAGGGAAGTCCGTGTTCGGGAAGGACATGCCGAGGTCGTCATCCCTGGAGCGGTTGCAGGTGAGTTCCCAACTATCGGTTTCCGGGTCGTATGTAGCATCCTTGATCCAGAAATCACGGCCTGCGCACATCCCGGACTTCATCGAGATTTTCTTCCCGTCTCCCAGTTCTCCCTGGTAGTTGATGTTGAAACCAATTTGAGGGATGGTTATCTCGAAGGTCTTTGAGAGTTTATATTTTGTCCCGATGAAAATAGACCCGACATTAAACGTGACCGTTATGCTCGGTTCAACGGCGGTATTAAGGCTCAACACCGCTTTCGCGTACAGTCTTACCGCAACCTCATCGCTTCCAACGGCGGCACTTGTCGGGACAGTAAACGGGTATACTTGGTCGTGGTACTCAACGTGATCTATCCCGTCATTATCCTTGACTGTTGGCAGGGGTCGGTCAACCCGTGTTTCATGGGTTTCCCCGTTGGCATCCTCTACACCGACGACAAGGCTGATCGTTCCTCCGTAAACCTTGTAGTCCAGCAACTCCTCCCGGGCAAAACCGGAAATCTGGGGCATGAAGAAGAACTCACCGCTGCCATCAAAGGTTATCGGTTCATCGTAAAAGGTATACTCATAAACACGGAAGACACGTCCCCTCGATGAAGTAGGGGAGACCATCACATGCTCGGCAGTTTCCGCCTCAATCTCCTGCACGAAATTCTTCCCGTCAGGCGCGGCAACACCCTTGTCCAACGGGTTGTTTGCTTCAACGATTTCGTCTATCCTCTGACTATTTGGATAAGCGGATGACGGCACAAAGGCAGTCTCTCCCAGTTCCTCCTTGCCGGAACGGACATCGCCAATCGTCCTGCCCTCGATGGATGGGAATATCTCTGGATAGTTGCTATCCGACCCGTCAAAATAGGCATAACGGGGGATGAGCCCAAATTCGGTTGTCCCGTTTTCGCTTTCAAGATAAGCCTTCCTCGCGTCCGGCAAGCCATCTGTTTCGCCCCAGGTTGAAACTGGCAACATCAGATGCTCGATGTCTACACTCTCCGCGTCCTTGATGTCGAGGCCGTTGTAGTATCCACCGATCATGTTCTTCATAGACCCGTAGACATAGAGCCTCGTCGCTATCTGGTCAGCATTCCCGGCAGAAGCCTTAATCCGGACAATACCCTTCCCGTACTTGTATACTTCTGTCGTGTTGCTATCCGTCCTTTTGTTCGGGCCGCCGATTACGATGTAGTGTTCGTCACCGGATTCGGAATAGGAGAAGGCCAATCCCCAAATGTCGTAGACCTTTTCGAGAACTTCCTGACAAGATGCTCCGCTGACGCTGAAATCCACCTCGGTGTCAAGTATCTTCTTCAGTTCCACGTCTTCTTCACTATCTCCCAAACCGCCGATGACACTGACATGCCAGTGGTTGCCAGGATACCAGTAATTCATACAGGCTTCAACCCTCTCGGCGACGTTCTCCGGTTTGCCCGTGAATGCCACGGAATTGAGCGTGGAATAGTGAATCAGGTTGTCGTAGGGGACAAGGTCGAGGAACGGCATCTCAAGGTCTTTCGAGCCATCGAAGAACTGCACGTTCTCATAGACGAATGCCGCTCCGTACCGAGCGGTTTTGGCTTGCTTTGTCCTGGCCGGAATCCGCTTCAGACGATATATTTGCCCGGTCTTGCTATACTTCACATAATCCCCGACCGTCCATTCAATAGGGCGCTTCGAGACAACCTCGGAGAACTCAAGATACGCGGGTTTCATAAATGTACCGACGTACCTTTCAACGGTTTGGCCCAACGTCTCCGAATACGGCGAACTACCGTCAACGGGGTATATCTGGTCAAGCATTATGTTTTCAGCATCCGCCATCATTCGTCCTCCTCGCTCGGTTCTGCGTCAAGGTTAATCAAGGTGTTCGTGCTCGCCCTATATCTTATTCTGGAAATAGGGTCGTTTATTTTGAGGGTTACGGTGAAGATGAGGCGGCATAATCCGTCAAATACACGGAAGTCTCCTTCGCCGATTTCGGAAAACTCCTCCAGCCTCACATTTTTGAAACCGTGTTTCGTCCAATCGTCATATATCCAGAACCCCATCGACGGGGTAAGCGCCTCCCGAAAAGAACGGACAGCATCCCTGATTTCCTCCCTCGCCGTGTCCTTGTCTTCCGCATCGGAGAAAATAGCGCATTTCAATTTGATGCTGATTGCCTTCCAACTGACAGGCCCATACTCATCATCGCCGTTGCGGTCTTTCCAGTCAATCGTATACCTATCCTTTGGGGCAAGTTTCGCCGGATATTCGTGGACAAGGATGGTCACACCATATCTGCTCCTTATGTCTATTGCGCCTTGCAAGGAGTTCACCCACTCAATATAGAATGGGGCATACGATCGGAGCGGTGGGATATAGATTGCCATGACTCAAAGATATTATTTCAAGAGCAATAAAGGCAAATATTTATTTCTAAATATTTCTCTTATCTGGTCGTCCGGATGGCACTTCCACCCGAACTCGCCGGGGTCACCAGTCCCTTGAAACGATAGAGGAAATCCGACATGTCGGCCGCCACGGATGCGTTGCTTGCCTCTATGTTGGCGAGGTGGGTCTGAACCTGAACCTGGTATTCCGACAGGCTCGGGCCACCACCACCGATCAACTGACGGACATCGGCCGCCAACATCGGAAGGTATGTGTGAATGTCCTGCCGAGTAACGGACACATCCGCCCGTATCGCATTGATGTACGATGCCAGGAGTGTGCTGTTCCTCTCCACCAGTTCCTTGCTGATTCCGGAAGATAGAGAATCGGTGCTTTCCCCACCACCGGAAGAGATGTAACCCTGGAGGGGACGAAGTATCTGCTCCTCCAGTAACGGGGCGATTTGGTTGGCCTCCTCCATCGCGGCGGCGATGATGCCCAACGATTTGCTATAATCCCCGGACTTCGTGTCGGACTTGAATTGTTTATTCAAGGCCGCGATCCTTTCGTCGTTGAAGATGGTGTCCAAAAGGACGGACTGGACGGCCATTTCCGCAAAGCGGGTGGCCACATCGTCAAGGATGTCGGCATAGTCAAGGGCGGCATCCCCGGCGGTCTTCCAAGACTCCACGATAGCGGAGGCGGCCGAAGAAACGATGTCCCCGACCAGGTCTTCCATCGCCGCGTCCAGTTGTTCCATCGCCTTCCGGTAGTTCTCCGAGTTGGTAATCGCCTGTTCAATCCATTCCCGGTCGGCGGATGCGAGTTGGTCGTAAGTGTCCAGAATCGCCTGTAAGGTCTGGGCGTTCAGATTGCCGTATTCGTCGTAAAGGTCTCTCCCCAACGAGTCCGCAAGTTCTTGCAAGGATCGCTTGTCGTATCGGTTGAACTGGCTCCCAATGAGACCCCAGAAAATATTACCACCACCACGGGCGAACCTTTTCCAGAAATTCTTCTTCAAACGGAACTCGTCCGGCATGCTCTTGTTGAGTTCTCGCATCGCATCCGATGCCGCACGGATACCCGCCGTTGCATTTTTGATGCTACGCACCCCGTTTTCACCGAAAATCGACTCAACACCCTCCGCAAGATCTGACTCGAACCGCAAACCCCGGGCCTCTTCCCGGGCACCGGCGAGTTCCCTCCTCAAGTTGGCGGTTTCCGTCACGGCGTTGATAAGCCCCGTCACGATAGATGTGACCGCGGCCAATGTCGCCCCGGCAACATCACCTTTGGCGAACCCGTTGAGGACGTTGCTTACAAAGTTGGATACCTCCTTGAAGTCACCGGCCAGCATTGCCAAGCCATCGTCACCCATCGCCCCCGCAAGTTCTCCAAGTGCATCCGAGATTTGCAGGAAACACTCCGCACCATATTTCCCAAGATCAATGAGGGCCTTCTTCTCTTCCTCGGCGACATCCTTGAGTTTGCCCTTCAATACCTTGTCAACGACCTCACCGAAATCGTCGAAAGACCCCCCGGCTTTCTGTACCGCTTGCATCAACTTGAGGATCTTGACCGTGCTCTCGTCAAGGGCATTCGGCTCACTTGACAGGAAGGTGTCAAGGTCTACATCGGCCAGTTTGTTCGTGTCGATGCCCATCGCCTCCAGGAAGTGGCGGTCGGAGTCCTCGATGTGGATTCCCGCGAGGACATCGTAAATCTTTTCTTTCAACCGTTTCAACTGGGACAGGTTCTTGTTAGAGAGGTCGTCGAAATCAATCCCGTTCAGGAAGAACGCGTCCTCAACATACCCTTTGGCAAGTTCCGTGACCCGTTCCCGTGCGGCCGCGGATGCTTTCTGTGATGCATCGGCGATGAATCGGTCGATGGCCGCATCTCCATCCACGACCCATTGGTTCCAGAAATCCTTGATTTCCCGATCCGTCCATCCGTCATCAGCCAGGCTCTTGAAGATGGCCGCCTTCTGGTATTCGTTGTTCACATCTATCCCGGCGAGTTTCTCTTTCGCCTTCGCGCCCTGTAACGACAACTTGTTCAGTTTCGTCTCAAGGTCGGACGCGACCTTATTGATGTCATACCAGAACCCCTTGCCCTCTATGTCGGTGTCTTCCGAGGTCATCGTCCGGACAAGTTCCTTATACGAAGACACGGTTTCCTGTGCCTTTCTCATGGCACTTGTCATCTCCTTGCCCCCTCCGAGTCCCAGGGACGCACGGATGCCGTCGGCCACATCCTTCTTGCCGAGCATCTCCAGTTTCTTCAACTCCTCGTCAATCTGGCTGATGAAGTTGAAGTCGGCGATTTTGACATTACCGAATTGTGCTTGGGTAAGAGTCTGTGCCATGTCCGCCCCGACGAGTTCCTCGAACTCCTTGTAGGTGTTCATGTACTTTTGGAGAATCGAGATTTTTTTCTGAATGGCCTTGACCTCTTCGTTCTCGGCCCGTTTTTCCTCGGTCGCCTCTTTCCTGGTAGTTTTATTCCCGGCGAGTAATGTCCCGCCGAACTCCTTATTCAGTTGTTGGAGGAACGCCTTTCTTCCCTCATACAACTCTTTGTCCGACTGATTGAAGGAATGGAGTATCCGTTCGTTGACATCGTCATATTCCCCGGCCATCCGTTTATAGTAGGTCTCCCAGTCCTCATCGGGTTTGTATCCGTACAGGTCGCGCAACGACTTATCCTTCCCGTACAGATTCTTATTGACGACTTTCTGCCAGTCCTGGGGCTTGGGAGGCCATTCCCCTCCATTTACATCCCCGTTTTGCCGTTTGCCAAATATCCTATCCAGGTCTTCCTTGCCCTGCTCCACGGACTTGACCGCCTCCTGATAACTCTCACGCCATCTGTCAAGGGACTGGTCTGCTTGGCCGGTGAGGAGGTTAATGTACCCGAACGCCTCTTTCGCGTCTTCCGTCAGGCTGTCTTTGTCAACATTCCCGAAGATATAATCAAGGAGTTCAAGTTGCACCTCCCCGGGGACATCCCTGTATTTCCTCTTGAAGTCTTTTGTGATGCGTTGCATCAGACCATCAAGTTCGTTCGTCAGGTCATCATACCCCTGGAGCACATATTTCTGTTTTGCGGCACCCTCAATAGAAAGTGCCAGACGATCATACACTCCCGAAAGCCTACCAACGGCGATGTTTTCCTTATCCACATTCGTGAGATAATCCCCATACTTGCCGATAAGCCTCTCCTTTAGTTCGGCATATTTCTCCGTTTGTGGATTCAGTTTTTCCATCCTTGAAATCAACAATCGTAGGCTTTCCCTCTCGGAGACGAGTTCCTCCGCATAGTCGCTAATCGTATTGTTGATTGACTTTTGTGCCTTAATCTGATAGTTTTCTGCACGGATCAATCGCTCCAGGGCGATTGCCGCACCCACAACTCCGGCCGCAAACAATACATACGGGTTCTTTAATACCGTGGCGTTCAATATATTCTGTGCAACGGTCGTCGCCTTTAGCACCGACAATCTTGCAATCTCCGCCGCGGTATATCCCTTGATTGCAAGGGTTGCCACCGAGAGGACGGCCTTATATGCACCATAGGCGGCCACGATTTCCAACAAAGTCCGCCCAAGTTGTTCGTAATTTGAGACAAGTTTAGTTATAAGGTCAACTCCGCCCTTCAACAATTTGCTCTGGGAAGAACCGATGTCGTAGAGAGCCTGTTGCCAGGTATCACGCAACTTGCCGATCTTTCCGGCGAGGGTCTCCACCAAGACCTCTTGCATGTTGTAGAACTTGCCACCCTCGGATGTCATCTCCTTGAACGCCTCGTTCACCATCTCAAACGGGATTTGCTTTCGGCGAATCATGTCAAAGACCTCCGCCAACTGAATCGACCGCCCGGTAGCCTCCTCAAGTTTCTTCGCCAACATGTCCAGAATCGGGATACCCGCCTCCGTCAACTGACGCAGTTCCGTCCCTTTCAGAACACCCGCACTCTTAATCTGACCGTATGCGAGAATGATGCGATCCATACTTACACCCAGACCGGCGGCGATGTCCGCCAGCATCTTCGTCGTACCCACCAGTTCGGTCGCCGGGATGTTGAACGCCGTGAGTTGCTTGCCGTACTTGGTAAAATCAAGGAAGGTGTACGGGGATTCAAGGGCGAGTTTTCGGTACTGGTTGAAAATCTTGTCGGCCATGTCTGCGTTTTGCAACATGGCACCGAGGGCCATTTTCTGCACTTCAAATTGGCCGGTAATCTCAATCAGGGATTTCAAGAATCTCCGGAGTCCGGCTACACCGAATGCCACACCCGTCAGTTGGGAGATGGTACGGAGCAACCCCGGCATCGCGGACATGTTCATATTTGCCGTCTTGATCCCCGAGGCGAAGGTGGACACCGACTTGTTCGGTAGTTTTTTAAGTTTGTCCGTCAATGTCGTGGCACTCTTGGATGCACTATCCAATGCTTTTGACAGGGACTTTATACCCGTCGCAGAATTGCCACCAATCTTCTTGGTGATGTCCAATGTCTGCGTCATCGTAAGGTTGAACTTATTCGCTATCTCCTCCAGGCGTTTTATCTCACTTGAGAAATTTTTGTCTTGAAGGATTACCTCAAAGTTGAGGTTGTCGATTGTCCCGGGGTTAGGCATTTCTTATTTTATTTTTGAAACAAATCTTCAAGTTCGTATGGGGTTTCCCCCTTTATCTTGGCCGCTTTCCTTTCCTCCATCCGACGGTTGGCCTCTTCCTGCAACCGGATTACCTCGTCACTTGCGACCGTCTGTTTTTTAGGGTCTTTCTTCTTTTTCTCATAGTTGTACAACATGTGCGGTAAGTCTGACTGCATCAATTCAATCTGGGCACATGTCAGGATGCATCGGTATCCGAAATTCCTTTCCCATCGCCCGAGCCTCCATTTCGGTCGTCCGTAGGAGGGGAAGTCTTTGACGAAAGCCGACTCACTTCCGAATGCAGTTCTCGCCGGTATTGCTCGGCTTCCTTCGTCGTCATCTTCATGATGTCCGTCCTCATATCCGTCGAGTATACCATAGTCTCGTAATGTGCTAACAGCGGAAGTTTTTTTTTACCCTCAAGAATAATGTCCGTCATCTGGGTCTCATCGTATTTGTGGGCAAGCCACCGCCAGTAGAGGGGATAGAAAAAACGGATCTTGAGGTCGTTATTCAGCACCATAAGTGCGACCTCCTTGAATGCGAAATACGGTTCTTTCGCAAGGTCTTTCGCAACCTCTTTGCCGTCGGAGATCTTGGCGGACGCGAGGTCCCTCTCAATCCATAAGGTGGTCAGTCGCTCCATCGTGTACGGTTTCATCCATTTTAGGCGAACCGATTTTTTCGTGCCCGGTATCCGGACGACGGACACCGAATCGTTCACGATGTCCATATATTCTTTTCGGGATGTGAGTCCTGGTGTCTTCATAAACTAAAAATGGGCACGGGCCTTAATGTCCCCGTGCCCGTTACAGAGTTGAGAAAAAGGAAGTTACGGAGTAGTGACCTTCGGGAGAACGAGAGCATCCGGCTCGTTCGCGGCGAGGTTGGTCAGCACTCGGCCGTCAAGACCGATGTACCAAATCCGGTTGTCGGAGTCGTACACCAGGCGGGCGGTGAGGGACACACGGGCGAAGATGACCGCATAGTTCTGTTCCTGATCCTCGATCATCATGGAGACCTCCGTCTGTTTCGGCGTGACGAAGAAACCCTTACCGGAGTAAGAACGGGTCGCGTCGGCGACGATGGTCTTGGTGGTCGCATCCGCCTTGAAGAACTCAAGGATAGCGGCCTCCGCGATGGTCGGGTAGTTGGCGGTGAAGGAGATGTCACCCTGCTCAACGTCGATGGCGATCGTCTGTTGCATCTGGTCGACCTTGAGTTCCTCAATGGTCGGTTCAGACCAGTCAATCGCAAGACTCCCCTCAACAGAGAAGAGGAGGCCGGCGTTGGTGAAATCCAGAGACCCGGTCGCGACCGAACCATCGGTCACGGGCAGAATCTTGGTCGTGGCGATACCCCTCGCCAGGGAGTCAAGAAGGTCTTTCTTGAGAGTCGTGTTGTTAATGGCCATTGTTTATACAATTTTTATAATAACCTGTTTGAGTTGTACTATTCTGACATGATAACCGTTTCCGTCGGGGGTGTCACCGATGGGCTCGACCGCCTTGCAGTCCAAAAGAAGATTCCCGATGCTTGCGGAAAGACCGTTCTTGATCTTTCCCTGCATGACGGAGAGTTTCTTCCCATTCTTCATGTTACGGACATCCTGGGCGAACAAGTGAACAACCACTGTGCAGACACCGAACGCATTCATATCCCGGATTGCCCCGGAAATGTTTACCACGGCAAAGTCTTTAAGGTTCTCGGAGGAACTCCTGGGCCGGTTGTGATACACATGCTCGGATACCCCCATGTTCCGTATGACATCGCCGATTGCGTCCTCAATGGCTGTCTGGTCAAAATTGTTCATCATATCCTCTTAAAGTAGTCCGCAAAATGATCCCGAATATGGTCTGCCGAATAACGCAGGAAATTCATTTCCCAATCCACCCTGTACCAACCCTCCATCTCGGAGAGGATGATTGCAACCCACCCGTTAGACCCGGATACGATCGCCTTTGCCTTTGAAAGCGCATCTCCCGGAAGATCGGAGTCGCCACCATCGTGGCCTTCCGCTTTGATAATTCTTCCGTCGTGTGCCACCACATAGGCGAGGGTGTCTTTCTCCTCCGGGTGGTGCAAATCATAGTGCCCCTGGGTATGGGCCTCCAAGAGAAAATCCATCCCGGCCCGGGCAACCCTGCACATCCCCTCCTTGACAACGGTCTCCTCCGAAGTGGACAACCGCCGGAAGGCACGGGTAATAGTCCGCTTATTCTGTGCTTGGTACGACGCCATCGTTTCCCGGAACATCAATCCAGATATTCGTGCCCCAGTTGTAGGTTGTGCTCTTCTTCACCACACCGAAAAACGTATGAGTATAATCGGTCAGTTTCAATCGCACTCCCTCCTCAAGAGGGGTCATTAACATCGGGCAGGAAATCTTGTAGTCCGCCTTGAACACATCACCGCTGTCCTTGATGCCACCCGTTGCAGTCCGGTATCCCCACGGCACTTCCGTAGCCTGTTCCGTAATGAAACATCCACAGGACTTCCGCATAGGTTCGTAATTGCTCCCGTACTGGACGATGTCAAAAGTGATAGCCGTTTCGGAGGGGTTACCCTGCTCATCGGTTACCGGCAAGCCATCGGAGTCAAGGTTGTCACGATACGCCGTGAAGGTGTGGGGCCATCTGGGATTATACATCAGTAAAGCGGTTTGAGCCGGATTTTTGAGTTGGGATCAACGAATGCCTCTCCCCATTTGTCATAAAGGTCTTTCGCCATCTGCATGAGCGCATCACGGCTTACGACATTCTTTATGGCCACATAGTGAGTCCATCCGCCGTCTGATTCTCCCTGCGTTCCCGACTTGGTGGAAGAAATGGCCGCACCGAAGTATATGTCGGCAAGGATGAGGTCTCGCTGTTTCTCCGTGACATCGGATACCAGGGTCTCATCATCCGTGACACCACGATGTAGCATCTTGGCGTACAGATATTCGGTCGGAAAGTCGATGAACGGACTCGCCTCGGCCTCCAACCACCTTACTACGGTCATATTACTTGCAATATCAGCCATTTCTTCCGTCGGTTATAATGTCAAAGAACTTTGTTTAGACGTTGCACGGGTAGAGATACCACATGTAATTCGGGGCACTCGGAATGACGAGCGAGGTCATCTCCGTGTTGTAGGACTGGCACTTCTTGACGAAGTCCACACCCACCGTGAGGAGGAGTTTGCCACCGTAGAACGATGCGTAGTTTCCACCCTCGATAGCGATAGGCTCGACGGTCTTCACGACACCGATGTTGCCGTCCGGGACAAAGACCCACACATCCTTCTCGAATGCATTGACATTGGAACGCACGAATGCCTTCTCACTCTTGTCGATGCTCTCGACGGGGACGAGGGAGTCTATGGCCTTGATGGGGGCACCAACGAGGTCTTCCAGACGGGCCTTCTTCGCCTCATAGCCCATGATGGAGGCATAGGAGGACTGGGCGTCAGAGCCGGCGGCGGGCAGGGCGGAGATACCGATCTGCGAGAGCACGGCGCTGTGTCCGAAGGTGTCTTTCAGAGTGTCGATGTTCACCTCGAAGTGACCACGGATACCCGCGGCACGGGCGGCCTGAACCATATCGGAAAGGTCTTTCACGGGGTTCGACGCGCCCCCCTCATAAGTGGAGGAGTGGGTGGCGTTCGTCCACCACCGGGCCGTACTCGTCAGAGTGGTCTTGTTGGCGGAAGGGACGTGATAGTCGATGGTGATGTTCTTGACACCCTTCGGGTTGTTGGAGTTGCTGATCGTGAACTTACCCGTGGACACCGCCTGGTGACGCTGATAGGTCAGGGCGTTTGTGTGACCACCGATGAGGTTGTCGACCGTGATGAAGAGTTGCTGATAAGCCATCTCCGCAACCTGGGCGGCGGACGCGGACTTGCGGTCTTCGATGAGTTTCATCTTACGCAGTTTGTCCTCGTTGAAGTATTCCACCTTCTTCATTCTCGGAATCTTGCCCGTGTAGGACTTGTATCCGGGGGCGGCATCCGGCAGAGCAGGGGAGTCAAGGTCGTAATACTGGGCCATGACGTTCAGTCCGAGTTCACCGACGATCTGCTCATAGGTGAAATCGGTCTGCATGAAGGGCTCGAAAGCGAATCCGTCCAACTGGAGGGAATTGTATTTCAGAGCCATCGTGTTGTCCATGAAGGACTGGAGGCTCTCGCCGGCACCGAGGGCGCGGGAGAGGAGGTCGTAGAACTGAATGTTATAAGTATCCATTTTGTGTCTCCTTTTCGTTATGGGTTAAACAAGCACCTGGTATACGCCGGGGACAGCCGCGGCCATCTGTGCCTTGAAAGCGGCGGCGGGAGTGAGTTCTACGAGGAGACCTTCGGGATGGTTGACGACGACCGCGCCGGTAGCGGCGAGGGTGTAGTCGTTTGCACTACCACCGAGATTGCCGAAGTAGATGTCGTTGTAGAGATAGCCGTTAGGGATGTTGGCCAGGCTCTTGGAAGAACCGGCGGAGACCGCCGAAGATATGGCGATGTAAGATCCCTCGCTGACGGAGTCGATGGTGGCGGCATGGAGGACGGTCACCTGGTACTTACCGGCGTCGTCACCCGTAAGTGCCGTTACCGCGGTCACCTCGGCGGCCTTGCCGGTGGAGGAGAACGCCGAACCGACCTTCTGGATGAGATCCCCGACTTTGGGGAGGATGGTCACGCCACCGAGAACGGCGGGCTTGATAACGATGTTGTCGTCGGTGGAGACGGTCGCCATTGAAACGACCTCCCACGCCACGAAGGGAGTGATGATTTTCTCGTTAAGGTTTACGGGCGTTCCGGCGGCATAGAGGGCACCGGTCTGGGCGTAAGCCTTCGCAAGAGTACCACCCACGGGAACGGGGCTGACTACACCAAGCCACACGGGGATATGGCCCTGGGAGATGTCGATGGTCTCGGAGCCAAATGCGTTGAATGAACTGAAAGTTGGCATACTGCTTTAATGGTTAATATTATTTTTCTTGTTTCGGAAGAAGACCCTGTGCCCGGAGGAAATCATTCTTGTGCGAGACGGCATTCTTGGCATCGCCAAACGCCTGTCCACCCACACCGGGGATCGGCCCGTCACCGAATGTTTCCTTGTAAGCCTCGTTGTACTCGCCCTTGAGTCTCTCTATCGCATCCTCTACTTTTTCCCCCTCATTGAGAGAGAAACCCTTGAGGGTGGACTTGAGGATTCCCGGGTTCGTACATCCTGCTCCTTTCAACCCCGCCTCGACCGCGGATATGGCCTCGACACGGGCTTTCGCCCTGTCCTCGGCCTCAAACCGGGCGGCGATCAACTCGTTCTGTTCACGAAGTTTCCTCGCCCATTCCGGCTCTTCGTCCGCCTCCTCTTTCGGGGAGTCTTTCGGCGGTTCGGCATTGTCAGGATGCTTTTCCTTATACGCATTCAGTTCCCGGTCTTTGTCATAGAACTTGTTCCGCCATGAGTCGACCTGGCCCTGGATGGTTTTGAGTAACGCACTTACATTGTCCCCGCTTACGGCAGTTGCAATCTGTGATTCCTCGGTAACGGTTTTTTCCAACAGAGAGGCAACCCCGTCAAAAGCCTCGTTACTCAACCCCATCTTCGCGTAAGTAGTTTTGAGTGCTGTTAAAATTTTTTCTTTCATGTCAATGAACATTGGGTTATACAAAAACCCGAAGTAGAAACCCCGTCAACGGGATTCCAACTCCGGGCCTATGCCGATCCTAATTGGATTCTATTTTAGCCTCTTATGGCCCTAATTGGGCTCTATCGTATGTCTTTCAGACGCAAGTCATTCCATGTCTTGCAAAACTTGCATCTGATTTTTGCGTGGAGAGTGCCCTCCAGGGAATCTATCGTGATGGGGAGTTTCTTCCCACAACACAGGCAATAGAATTGTTTCCCCGTATTTTTCTCAATCTCCATACGTGGCAAATATAAAAACCTATAAGAAATAAACGCAAATAATTATTTCATAATATTTCCCAATCTTTCACATATTTGTTGCGTATGCAGGGGCAAACAACTATAAGCGACTCTCAATATCTCGATCCCGTATTTCTGCAATATGGGATGGAGGTCTACACGAACGAGTATGTGGACTCCCTACGGAAAGAGAATATCGAACTCAAACGCAAGGGAAGGCGCTCCTACAACCTTATCCCACAGGCGGGATTCCAGGAAAAAGTCCTGACGAACGATGCGGACATCATCATCTGCGGTGGGCGACGGGGTGCGGGCAAGACCGCCGTCAGCCTTATCGGGGCGATGGCCTATGCCCTGAACCCCGACATCAACATGTACGGATTCCGTAGGTTCGAGGCCGATGTCAAGAGAGGAATCTGGAAATCTGCCAAACAGATATTCCGCGGGTTCGCCACATTCGCGGACACATCGTTCGAGGCGAAATTCTTCAACGGGACGGGTGCGACGATGAAGATGGAACACCTCGCAGACTTGAAACAGGTCAAGGATCGTTTCCGTGGTGCGGAAATGCCCTATATCGTCATTGAGGAACTTGCCGAGTTCACAAAAGAGAATATGAATGTCATATTCGACCTTATCGGTTCCAACCGATCCACCACGGGCCTCCCGTCCAGGTTCATCTGCACATGTAATCCCGTGGGGCGGTCAAACAAACTGCGGTGGTTCCTGGACTGGTGGATAGACCCGGAAACGGACGAGGCTATCCCGGCCCGGTCTGGAAAGATACGGTATTTCTGCCGCTATGGTGAGGATGTCATGGAAATCGCATGGGGTGATTCCCCGGAGGAGGTCTACGAAAACCCCAACGCAAAGAGGAAAATCCAGTCGTTGACGGATCACCCGGATGAAGACTATACCGAGTTCATCACATCCGTGACTTTCATTGATGGAGACTATGCCGACAACAAGATTCTCCAGGTCACCGATAAGAAATACATGAACAGAATATCGTCCGGGGGGAGCAAGTCCGTCATCAACGACATCCGTGGTGTCTGGAGGGATGTGGACGATACCGGGGCGATCATTTCGATGAATGATATGCAGAGGTTCTTCGACAACTCGCCACAGGTTAACGGCACCCGTGTAGGTGGGGGAGACATCGCCCTCCGGGATGACTGGCTCGTCTTGTGGGCACTCGACGGCATGCACATCATCGACGTGGATGCACGAAGGTATGTGAAGAGTGAGGATGTCATTCCAATCATCCTGGAGTTCCTCAAGAGGAACGAAATCCCGAAAGAGAACTTCGCCTTCGACGTGAACGGCATCGGCAACTGGCTGAAACAATCGGAAGAACTGCAAGGTTGTTTCGGGTTTGACAACAAAGCCCCGGCAAAGGATAAGACATCATACAACACCCGGAAATCCGAATGCGCCGGGATGCTTGTGGACGCACTCCAAAACGGAACGATGTCCATTGACGAAAGTGTCCTACGCAAGACATTCTCGGAGAAGAGAGTCCCGTTCACCATCCGTGACAAACTGGTTGAGGAACGGGTTGCACTCAAGTGGAAGGATGACGAGAACCCGAAGGCGTTGATCAAGAAAACCGATATGAAATTTCTTATCGGACATTCTCCCGACTTTATAGAGGCCCTGTTATATGCTCTGGATCGTGTGGATAATGCGAAAAAAACAAGGAAAGTCCGTCGTGGCGACTGGAGTTATTTTTTGTAATCGAGTTTAAGAAAATATGAGACTTACGCCGTCCATCGGTGCGATGACACCGGAACAGATTATGCGGAAAAGACCATTCTCCGTCCCCATTCCCCCGGGGGTTGTCGGGGTGAATCCCATCATCAATCCGGGGCAGGCCGTGTCGTCCCCGATTCTGGGTGTCCAACGGGAGTTGAGGACACAATCGGACTTTCTCCGGGAGTTCTACCCCACATCCCATAAGATCAACCACCTGAAATACTATCCCAACACGATGTTCATCAATCGTGAGTCCGGTGCGTACCAGGCGAAAGTAAGGAGCCGTATCGCCATCGGTTTTCAAAGCCGAATCCTTGAGAAGAGGAAAGAGGCCCTGTTGGGAAACAATGTGGGTATGCGGTTGATTTCCGGTTCCGCAAGCCAGAAGATGCTTGACACTCTCGCCTTCTTCCGCGAGGGTTGGGAGGAAAAGGACATGGAGGTTGCGGTAAACAAAGCCATCGGAGGGGATTTCCTTACTGCGGACACCGCCACCTATGTCTATATGGACGACGGGAAGATGAGGTGGCGTACATTCTCCTACAAAGACGGTGATGTGCTCTATCCCCATTTCGACACCCTGACCGGGGAACTCACCCTTTTCGGAAGGTGCTACCACCAGGAGGACTGGGACGGGAACAACGCCCTCTACCTTGATGTCGTAGACCGGACGCATTTCGTCACCTACCGCCAGAAGGAAGACGAGGTCGGTTGGACGATGGAGGGTGAACCCGTTCCCCACGGATTCCCGGAATGCCCCGTGTCCTACCATCGTTCAGACGACGGCCCGGTCTGGAGTGGCTCCCAATCACTCATCGACGGATATGAGGTGGCCATTTCCCAGTTCAGCGAGAACAACGCCGCCTATGCCCTCCGGATCCTCTACACCCTCGGTGGTGACATGGAGGTCATGACGAATACCGACGGAACACCGAACCGGATAGACTCCATAGACCCTAACGCAAAGGTGGGATTCCTTGAGCCGGCCCAGGGTGCGGACGGGGCGTTCGCCAAGCAACTGGAAATCATGGAAAAGAACATCATGCGTGGCTCGTTCGCGGTTGAGACACCGGAAATCAAGTCCGGCGCAGACATGTCATCCCGGACGGTCAAGATGCTCTTTGCAGACTCTTATCTGAAAGCCCTTTCCGACTCTATGGAATACCAGGGTTTCCTGAACAGGCTCGTCCGTCTTTTCAAATTCGGGTATTTCCTTGAGAAAGGCCGGGTAAGCGATGTGGATTCGTTCAACGTGAAAGCATACCTTGAACCGTTCATCTTCCTCTCCGAGAACGATGTCATCGCCGCCATTCAGCAACTGGTCGCCGCCGGTTGCATGTCAAGGAAGACCGCCACGGAACTCTCCTACAATATCGGGTATTCGTCCCCGGACGAGATCAACCGAATCATCCAGGAGGCCCACGACGACTTGGTGGCACAACAGGAGGTGAACAACATCAACCAGGGCGTTTCCGTCAATCAGAGCCGTAGCGAGTAATGCCTGATGAGACTCTCATAAACCAGATGTCCCGGGTAAAGGATGATGTGCGCCCGAAAATGAGTGATGCTGTCGTGGCAATCATCGCCTTATGTTGGGATGCCAGGAGTGGGGGTTTCTCGTTTGCGGACTTCCCGGATCTGGAGAAGAAGGCAAACGAAATCCTCGTCAAGATGTCCGACGGGATACTCTCCGAGATGGAAAGGCGGGCGAAACTGGCACTTGTCGAGGAAGAACTACAAGAGTACGAAGAAGAGTCCATTTCGTTCGTTGAGAACGAGGCACGGTATGGGGAAACCGTCCTGTTCCGGATTGACCGAGAGGCAGACCACTTGAAAGAATTGCTTGCCGCGTGGCTCATCGTCGCCGCCCTGACCAAGATGACGAAGAACGAACTCCAAAGGGATTTCTGGGTCTATCTGGGTGATGTCACGGCATCCCCGAAGTGGAGGGAGTCCGGCGTGAAACCCCCGCGATGGGGCAAGGGATACCAGGCGAATCTGCTCAACGGGTTCACCGTCATCGGCCAGGATATGGTCAACCGGGCCTACCAGTATGCGAGGGTGCAGGACTTCGGGGCAAAGGGTGCCGTCGGATACCGAACCATCAGGAACTCCAACTACCATTGTCCGCTGTGTGATGAAATGACCCACAGGATATGGAATTTGAACGAGGTGGTTCTTCCGTACCACGCGCGATGTGTCTGCTCCGCCGTGCCCGTCTATCCGGATGATTTGGTGCTATGATTCCACGGAGAAAATACGGAAACAAGAAAGTAGAGTTCGACGGGATCACTTTTGACTCCAAGAAAGAGGGCCTATATTACCTGAAACTGAAAGACATGCAGTCATCAGGTGAGATTTGTGATTTAAGATTACAAGTTCCGTTTGAGTTACTCCCACCTATTTATCGGGATGAGATAGTCCACCTTAAAACAAAAGATAAGGTTGTGAGAAAACTCGCTCAACGGGCAGTCACTTATATTGCTGATTTCGTTTATACGAAAGACGGAGAACAATATGTGATAGATGTGAAGGGGATGAGGTTGCCAGATTATATTCTCAAGAAAAAAATGATGCTTGCATTAAAAGGCATCAATGTCATTGAGGTTTAGCATTTTTTAAGGCATACCGGCGTTTAACCGCCAACTGGTCTATCAAGGTGTCGATTATGTTGTTCAGCCGGGCTATCTCCGCCTCATACTCCGCGGGTGTCCTTTGACGGACGATGCCACTCTCTCCCTCCCCGGTTTCAAGCCAGTCCTGGTTGACCGACGGGAAGGCGGAACAAATCCTGCCGACATATCTGCCGATATGGAATGTGCCGTTCCTTATCTTGCTGATGGATGACGGGTTAATCCCCGTCTCTTTCGAGAACTCACGGGCATTCCCCCCGGAGAAATGACGGATCAAGAAATCAAGTCGTTCTGAATCGTTCATCACATCATCATGTTAGTCCATACTGATTGCCCCGTTCACCAGGGCGATTGACACGATGTCCTCCTTCGGGACATCGAACGGGGCATACTTGGGATTGTCGGACACGCATTTGATGTATCCGTCTTTCTCGGATGGTTGCACCCTCTTTATCATGATGCCCTGGCTCCCGGTGTAGATGACATACACCCGTCCCCATTGTAGGAAATATGTCTCCGCCACCTTCTTGCATGCTACAAGGTCACCACCATTGTATTTCGGGGTCATGGAGTCTCCCTTTACACGGATGAGGAAGTCGGATTGCTTGAACTCGGTAACCGTATAATAATCCTCCACCCGTTCGTCCTCATACACGGGTTCTCCATGTCCGGCGAACGCCTCCATAGGAATCAGGGGTAATGTATGTGACGAGGCTTGTGGTACTTGTCCCCCGTCCTTTAACATATTCCCCTTCCCGAGAATCAACCATTCGGGGGAAATCCCTAAATCGGATGACAGAATGTCGTAAATCAGTTCGTATCCCGGGGCGGATTTCTTTCCCCCCACGATGTCTTTGATCGCCTGGCTCGGGCGATTAATCTTACGGCAGAACTCGGACTTGTTGCCCTCACATAGTGTGTTAACTGCCTCTTGCACACGGTCTTGGATGTTCTTCCCCATAGTCTTTACTCTTTAAAAATCAGAGGGCCGGCAACATCGACAAAACTTTTTTTGTGAAATTTCCTAAAAAATGTTTGGATATTTAGGAAAAACCCCTAACTTTGCAATCGGAGTTTGTAAATAAATAAAAAGGAAAGGAGCCTACCTGACCTTTTATAAGGGAGTGAGCAACTGCAAATTGCCACCCGGTTCTGAAGATTTGATTGCAAGTCCCTCTTCACCACCAAAGGTAGGCAAATTTCCTAATAAATAAAAGAAATTCCCAAAAAAAGGTTGACCGCCAGGGGCACGTTGCGAGTCACGCCAGAAATGGAACATCAGCCGAGTAACGGGGTGGGATGTGGAGATGAAGACCGTCGGAGGTGTAGGTGCGGCGGCGGAAAAAGCCGCGGTGAAAGCCGGGAGAAATCGGCGAACGGGGATGCAAAGCATTACCCGAACCAGTCAAGCAAAAAGTCCGCGATTAACATGCCTACGCCGGAGTCCGAAGTCTCCGGGTGAAAGAATCATGGACGGGTCGACATCAACTAATAATTATATCATGACAAAGGAGCAGAAAGAATGTGTATGGGGCCGGGAGTGGAGGAAACTCCTGGTCGAAGTATTACCCATCGGAAAGACAACCATCGTTGTCCAGTCCGTCAACGACATCAAATCCATTCGCTCGGTTGCGTCCGACATCAATACTGACCCTGCTCAAGCGAGGAGGATCTCGGTCAATGCCGACAGGGATGTTATGCAAGTGGAACTTACGGTTGAAGAAAAAAATAAGTGAGATGGAACAATCTATCAACTTGTCCACCTTTGACCGGGCACTTATTGCGGGGCTCACGAAGTCCAACAACCGCCTTGCGGCGGCCCTCGAACTGCAAAAGGACGAGAAGGTCTATTCCTGCAAGGAGGCGGCGGAGGTCATCGGGGTAACGCCACAAAGCATAAGCCGATATGTCCGCCAGGGAAGATTGCGTAAAGCCGTCAGAGGTGGTCGTGTAGGAATCCCGGAATCAGAAATCAGAAAGATAAAGCCACAATAGGTTCAGATCATCCTTTCATTCTCTTTGATGTTTTCACCCGGGGTGTGTCCGTGGCTTGCACACCCCTTCATGGTCTGGTAGCGCGATTGGTCGAGCATAACCGGTGTATAAATCCAGTAAATAGCCAAGCAGAACACTGGTGAAGGATTGATGGTTCGAGTCCATCCCAGACCACCACGCCGCGAGGTGTCATAGCCATTTTCAGTGTGTCAACGCCCCCCGGGTTCTCCGGGGGGATTTTTAAAAAACCAACAAGATGAAAAAGAAACTACGGATTCTGTCCATTGTCGCAATCTGCGTACTTGGATATATGGTCGCAACGGATGCGGTCGGAAGATGGTTCGGCCTGTGGGGGTATAGGTATGTGTTCAACTTCGCATGCCTGTGTCTTCTCCCCGGCCTGGTTTACCTGTCAGTAGACGATTCTAAAATCAAATCATAGTAATTATGCCAAAGGAAATCTTATCAAAACTCCAGTTCATCCAGTCAGGGTTGCGGGCTCCCAAGAGCCAATACAACCAATTCGGGAAATACAAGTACCGGAAAGCGGAGGACATCCTTGAGGCGGTCAAGCCGTTGCTCAAGGAAACTGGATGTGTCCTGCTCATCAGCGATGACATCGCATTCGTGGAGGGCAGATTCTACATCAAAGCCACGGCCACCCTTCGATACGGGGAAGAGGAGGTCAGCACTACCGCCTTCGCACGGGAAACCGATACGAAGACGGGGATGGATGCCGCACAGGTTACGGGTTCGTCAAGTAGTTATGCCCGTAAATACGCCCTTAACGGGCTCTTCTGCATCGACGACAACGCCGACCCCGATGTTACCAACACCCACGGGAACAACGATGCCGTCAAACAGGCGATTGACTACTTGAATGGATGCAAATCCATCAGCGAAGTCAACTACGCATGGGAGTATTACAAAGACTTCTATTCGGACAACCAGCAATTCAAGACCGCGTATCTCAAAAAGAAGAAGGAGTTGACCAATGGATCTCAAGGCAAATAACCGGATATTCTTCGACGAAGACTCGCACTCCTATCTCCTTGACGACAGCAAGATTCTCATCGGGGTCACATCCTTGATGAAGAAATACGGCCTTTCCGCCGACTATTCCGGCATCCCGGAGTCCACATTGAGAAGGGCGGCGGAAGAGGGAACGGCAATCCATAAGGAGATAGAAGACTACGACAACGGGTTGTCCGTTCTGAACACCGAACTCATCGACCAGTACAGGAATCTCGGGTTGAAACATATCGTGTCGGAATACATCGTATCTGACAACGACATCGTTGCATCCGCCATTGACGGGGTATATGAGGGAGGTGGGCCGGACTCGGTCATCCTCATCGACTACAAGACCACGGCGAAAGTCCACACCCGTGCCCTTGAGTGGCAACTGGGGATATACCGGGCACTCTTTGAACGGCAGAACCCCGGCCTTGAGGTGGAAGAGTGTTTCTGTCTGCACATCGACAAGAAGAAACGCACGATCCTCGGGCTCATCCCGATCACCCCGGTCTCATACGACCTGGTGGACGAACTCCTGGATGCCGAACGGAACGGGAAAGAGTTCGTCGACCCGATTCAAGTCCAGTCGGTCTCGGTCACTCTCTCGGATGATGAAATCCAGTCTTATGTCAAGTGCCAGGATGACATCGCCCGGCTGAAAAAGGAGATGAAATCCGTTGAGGCTCTCATCAAGGAATACGATGCCCGCTTGCTTGAATACATGCAAGAGAACGGGATTGAGGAAATGACCACCGGCAACGGGACGGTCAAGATAAAGCGGGGATACGAAAGGAAGACCATCGATACGGCAAAACTCGGGAAAGACTATCCGCAACTTTTGACGAAGTATGAGAAAGTGTCGGAAGTATCCCCGTCTGTCATCTATAAAAGCAACCAATAACACTTACAATCATGTCAGTCAACAAAGTAATCTTAATCGGTAATCTGACCCGTGACGCGGAAGTCCGCACGGTCGGCCAGAACCAGGTGGCGAAACTCGGACTCGCCACAAGCAACAAGTATCGCAACGCAAGTGGGGAGACGGTGGAAGAGACCGAGTTCCACACCGTCGAACTCTGGGGGAATGCCGGTGTGCATCCCTATCTCGTCAAGGGCCAGTTGGTCTTTGTGGAAGGGTCTATCAAGACCGACAAGTGGACGGATCAGCAGGGGGAAGAGAGGTCTCTGGTGAAGATCAAGGCATTCTCCATCCAACTCCTCGGTTCCCGCCCGGCTCCCCGTCAGCAAGAGCCACAGGCACAACCGCCCATGTCTCGTCAGATGTATCAGTCTTCTACGGCCCAGGCCCCGTC